TTAAAACAAAGGAGAAAGAAAATATGAAAATGAAAGCCCTATATGTAAACCACAATGACGAAACTTTTGCAGAACTTTCACACGGTCAAGCCCTAGATGTGATTTTCAACGCAGAAAACGCTGAAATGTATGGCGACCATGTAAACCAGATTGTAGACCTTGGGAACGAGATTAAACTTGAATTGTATAGAAACAATGAGTTTGTACCGTTTGCTGGTTACTATGAAAGAGTGAAAACACTATCTGAACTATATACAAACATTTCAGATTGGTTTGAAGAAGTTGAATAAAGGAGATAATAAAAATGGTTAAACGTAAATTGTTAAAATCTAAAATTTTATGGCAGTTACCTGTTGCAAGCGCTGAACATAACAATACTGGTTATATACATGGTAACGCTAAAATTCACGCTTTTAAGTGGTATGATGATAATATTATGGATTGGTCTTTATGTGGTAAATATGGGCAATATGCTGGAGATATTGAATGTGTAGATGTAGACAGTTTAGATGAAAAACATCTATGTAAGAAGTGTTCGAATTTATATAAAAAATTAAAATAATTTACTTTCTTATTAAGTTTATCACTTGCATTATTTTAATGTTTGTGGTAAACTTAAATAAGAAAATAAATAACCTTTATTTTCTTAAATGTAAAAAGCAAATTTTAAAGAAAGGAGTAAAAGCACTTGACAGATTTACCTATCAAATGTAGCTTTAACGCTACTCAGGTAACTTTCAATCTGTATAAAAATGAAGATGGTAACGTAACTATCACAACTGAACAAGTGACGATTAACCAACGTCGCCAACTTCCTTATATTGAACGTTATCTAAAAGAGCGTTTCAAGGGTTATCTTACTATTGAGGTAGTAGATTATGAATATAAAAGCTATAACGCTACTATACCTTTTGCAACCGCCTTAGAACACGCAGAGGAACAACAAGCGGAAGGGGGGTAGTAAATGGCTTTAACATCAAAACAAAGGAAGGTACAGAGGGACTATCTAACAAGGAAGAAAAGAACACTACAACGTCATGGTGCATCTAATGCTGAAATTAAGGCTTTTATGGGTGGTCGGTGGGATTTTGCTGGAATGAGTGACAAAGCGCTAGAGCGTGCCTATAACGAGGTTAAAGGCAAGGGGCGTACTCAAGTATTCGGCAATCATGTTTACACTAGCGACTATGTGAAAAAAGCTAAGGCTTGGTACGGGGATAAATTTTCTGTAGAAAAGCTGACCCAAGGTTTTCGCAGTTCCCAGCGCTCAGACTTGAACCGCTTTCACTCAGCCAAAGAGGTCAAAGAATACCGTTCAGAACGTGACAGAGAAGCTAAAGAACGCTATATACAAGCCCTTGAAGAAATGCACTACAATACCAGAGAAGCAGGAAACAAAGCACAAGAAAAAGCCTTTAAAAGCATGGTATCACGCATAAGGCGCATGAGTGCCAGCAACTTTGGTGCATTTCTTACAGGTGGGGCGTCTGATAAAGTTTCTTTTGATAACGTCATGGTGTTTGTAGACACGGACGGTAAAGACACGGCTTTTGAATTTCAAGACAGCCTAGCCCGTGAAATCCTTGATAATGTAGATAAGTTTTCTAAGCAATTTGTTTCTGACATGAGAAGACGAAAGAAGCGAGGGAAGAAGTGACTTGCTACTATGCAGGCGACTTTGAAACGACTACAAACGAGGAAGAAACAGAGGTTTGGCTATCGTGTTTTGCAAAGGTGGTTGACTATGACAAGCTAGACACTTTTAAGGTAAATACAAGCCTTGAGGATTTTCTAAAAGCCTTATATCTTGACCTTGATAAAACTTACACGGATACAGGAGAAGATGAGTTTATCATATTCTTTCACAATCTCAAGTTTGACGGTTCTTTCTTGCTTTCCTTTTTTCTGAACAATGATATAGAGTGTACTTACTTTATCAATGATATGGGGGTTTGGTACTCTATTACACTTGAGTTCCCAGATTTTACTTTGACTTTCCGTGATAGTCTGAAAATTTTGAATTTTTCAATCGCCACAATGGCTGGACTTTTCAAAATGCCAATCGCTAAAGGTACTACACCCTTGCTAAAGCATAAGCCAGAAGTGATTAAGCCAGAATGGATTGATTATATTCATGTAGACGTTGCAATTCTTGCCCGTGGTATCTTTGCTATGTATTATGAGGAAAATTTTTCTAAGTACACATCAGCAAGCGAAGCACTGACAGAGTTTAAACGGATTTTCAGAAAGTCTAAACGAAAGTTCAGAGACTTTTTCCCAATCCTTGACGAAAAGGTGGACGACTTTTGTCGTAAAGCCTATAGAGGGGGGTGGACGTTTGCCAACCCTAAAACGCAGGGGCGCACGCTGAAACAGTTGATAGACATCTATGACATCAATAGTATGTACCCAGCTACTATGCTACAAAATGCCCTCCCAATTGGCGCACCGAAACGGTACAAGGGCAAGCCCAAGCAGATAAAGGAAGACCATTATTATATCTTTCATATTAAAGCGGACTTTGATTTAAAACGGGGCTACCTCCCAACTATCCAGATTAAGAAAAAGCTGGACGCTTTAAGAATCGGAGTCCGCACTAGCGACTATGTGACAACATCGAAGAATGAGGTTATAGATTTATATTTGACTAACTTTGACCTTGACTTATTTGTAAAGCACTATGACGCTACTATCATGTATATTGAGACACTTGAATTTCAGACAGAATCAGAACTATTTGACGATTATATCACTACTTATCGATACAAGAAAGAAAACGCACAAAGCCCAGCAGAAAAACAAAAGGCTAAGATTATGCTAAATAGCTTGTATGGGAAGTTTGGCGCTAAAATCATATCTGTTAAGAAAATAGCCTATCTTGATGATAAAGGTATATTACGCTTTAAAAATGACGATGAAGAAGAAGTACAACCCGTTTATGCACCCGTTGCGCTATTTGTAACATCAATAGCCCGTCACTTTATCATATCGAACGCACAAGAAAACTACGACAATTTCTTATATGCTGATACAGACAGCTTGCATTTGTTCTATTCTGATAGCCTTGTCTTGGACATTGACCCGTCAGAGTTCGGCAAGTGGGCGCATGAGGGGAGAGCCGTTAAGGCAAAATATCTACGCTCAAAACTCTACATCGAAGAATTGATACAAGAAGACGGGACTACACACCTAGACGTTAAAGGTGCAGGTATGACCCCAGAAATCAAAGAAAAAATCACTTTTGAAAACTTTGTTATCGGGGCAACTTTTGAGGGTAAGAGGGCAAGTAAGCAGGTTAAAGGAGGAACTCTAATTTATGAAACAACCTTTAAAATCAGGGAAACAGACTATCTTGTATGATGGGTTCATCTTGTCGGTTTACCGCTCCTTTTTTAAAAATTTATTACATTTACAGCAGGTTAAAAATAAAAAGGGGTACTATTTCCAGAAATCTAGCAACGCACCCAAAAACACTATTTTTCTAAAGTCATACCTAAAAGCACATTATGCCTATGAAGATTTTCAGTACATCATGCAACTTTATCAATTTGTTTCAAAAGAATTTAATAAAATTTCAATCAATGCTTTTTACAATCTTTGCACATATTTAGAAGAAAATAAAATCTATTCTCTTTCTTCTAATTCCCTTTACGATTGTTACGAGAAATCTAAGAACCGTCAAAACGATTTAGAAAATCTCAATACAATCATTACACCATTAAAATTTTTAAAATCAACAAACGGAGATAAACAAAATGGCTAAAAAACAAGCAAAACATGAAAACTTTGATACAGTCGTAGCACAGGCTACAATCACAGCGACATCTAACAAGTCAGATGGCAAGTATAAACAGAAAAAAGCGACTAAAGCTGTTTACCTTGTCCCAGCAACCGAAGAAGACGCACAAAAGCTGATTGATTTTGGGTTACAACTTTACACACCAGACACAGAGAAAGACCCAGACGCTCGCCCTTACTTTATCGTTAAGGCAACCGAAAATGTGAAAATTTTCACAAGTGAAACGGACTTTGAAGAAGTGAACTTTGGCGTATCTTATGAAGACGTGAACCCAGAGACAGGAGAAATCACAGTTAAGAAAACACCAAACTACAAGACAGAAGAGCCCGTACATGTTGCGATTATGTTCGTAGAGGGTGGCGACAATGGAAACGACTTTTTCCGCCTCAATGCTCTTATGATGGCTGACACGTCGACCCTCGAAGAAGTGCAACCCGTGAACCCATTTGCAGGACTTTTCGGTAAATAAAAAGAGCCTTCCCAGTCGGGAAAGCTCCAATTATAAAGCGTTTTTCATGGCTTGAAAAGTCAGTTGGTTAGAATGACCCGTACTGGATAGCACCCCTTGAGGTGTAACCATCTACCCAGCACTAGACAAGCCTTGAAAAGCCTTACAGGTTCATCATATCATACTTGCTTTATTTTGTCAAGTATGATATACTTTGTTTAAAAATTGAAAGGAGAGGAACATGACCTCACAGGAATGCCTAGCAGTGCTAGACGCTGCAATGGCAAAAGTCGGGAACGATGAAGAAATTGAGAGCTTAACGGCTGACTTGATTGACATCAAGGCTTTTGTCGGAGAAATTGACACAGTTGTCTCAGTCTTGAATGAAGACGTTGAGCGCCTAAACTTGAAAAACGGTAACTTACGTTCAGCCAATAATGAACTATACCGCCGTTTAGGTCAACAAGACGAAATCATGAAACAAGCACAAGAAGACATGAGCGTAGTCTCAGCAATCAATGCTGTTATTTAATAGAAAGGAAAAAAGAAGATGAAACCATTTTCAAAATCAATTAACTGGTATCCTAACAACGCACTAGACGCACTTAAGGAAGAACCAGAAACAGTTGCAGAAGTTACACCGCCAGCAGTTATGCCTGCTGACACACCAGCGCAGGAAGTGCCAAACTATCCAGCCCAAGCCCCAGCCAGCGAAGTTGAGGGCGTAGAAATGAACATTGACTACGAAAACATCGTAGAAGAGGGAGAAGAATAAACATGGCTAATAAAATCACTGCTTTTTTATCAGGTCAAACAGGAAAAAACGTTTCAAACATTGACCTATTGAACTCTATCCGCACCCGTGCCAGTGCTGACTATCAGGCAGACATCCCTGTACTTGAGGGCGCACGCATTAACCACGCAACCGTTCCGTATCAGGATTTTCAAAAGCACGCCAACGAGTTTTTCACAGCGCTTGTAAACCGTATTGGGTCAACTGTTATCAAGGCGCTTACTTATGAAAATCCGCTTGCTATTTTCAAGTCAGAGACCTTTGAGTTTGGGGACACATTGCAAGAAATCTATGTGCACCCAGCAGATAAAAAGACCTATGACGCAAAATCAGACGTCAGCCCGTTCAAATTCGCTGACACAGACATTGAGGTATTCTACCACACCTTAAACAATGAAAACTACTATGAGCGCACTTTTGAACGTGCTTGGATTCAGAAAGCCTTTGTTTCTGACATGGCGTTTGATGAGTTCGTGGATAAAATGTTTACATCACTCCTTTCATCTGACACGCTGGACGAGTACCAAGCGGTTAAGGGTGTACTTGAGAAATCTCTTGCAGAAGTCTCTTATACTGACCTTAAGGGCAACGCTAAGAAAATTACCGTGGCAGGTACAAAAATCGATGAAACAAAACAAGATTTTGTCGTAGACTTTAACCAGTCTCTAATCAATCTTTCAAAACGTTTTACAATCCCAAGCCGTACAACGTTTAACAATCCTGTTGGCGTGCCAAACATGACGGCGATTGAAAACCAGTACCTAGTTATTTCAGCAGAATTTTCTACACATCTTGACATGTTACTTGCTAACGCTTTCAACATGGATAAAGCAAGCGTGCTTGCTCGCACCATTGTAGTAGATGGTTTTGAAAAATTCACGGGAGAGGGCGCAAACAACGGGCGTAAACCAGTCGCTTTCCTAATTTCAGCTAAGTCTATCATTAACAAAGATAAACTGGTACACATGGAAGCCATCCGCAACCCTCGCAACATGACCTACAACTATTTCTACCATCACCACTACATGACTAGCCTTTCACTTTTTGAAAACATTCATTTCTGGTATGTTGAGGAAGCCTAAAGGCTGACCAAGGGCGGGCAATAGCCCGCCTATTTCATTATGTGAAAGGGGACTAAATGAGTTACAAAAATTACAAGCGACATCTGGGCAAGATTGAGCTGAACAAAGAAACCGTAGAGCGCAACCGTTTAGCCTTTTTTGAGTTTTATTTCAATTATTTCTATAATATCGTGGTAAACTATTTCACATGGGAGGGTTTGCCTAACGATATTGACGAGTTGTTTATAGAAAAAAAGCTAATAGAAAATGGGCATGTGGCTTTCTTCCACGATGACACTTTTGGCTATATCGCACAGGGTGGAACAAGAGGGGAACGCTTAAACCATTATGACCAGCCTTTGACCTATCAACCCGTTAACGCTAGCAGTATGAACTATTTTAAACAAATGGAAATCGCTTATACTGAAAACGATTTTAGGGTAATTTCAGAGCTACACGAGGACAACCCAGACAAGATAAAACGACCTTGTATTGTCATACCTAACAATAATTTCTATGAGCCGTACATAGGCTATTTAGAGTTATTTTGCGAAAAGTTGGCAGACATTGAGCTGACAATCCAGCTAAACAGAAACGCACAAATCACACCGTATTTCATCTTTGCGGATAATACAAACGTGCTATCTATGAAGAATATTTTCAATAAGATTGCCAATTTTGAGCCAGTTGTCTATCTGAACAAGCAGAAAGACCAAGACGGACAAGACAGCTTTAAGCAATTATCTGATTATATCCAAGTATTTAGAACGGACGCGCCTTTTTTACTGGATAAGTTGCACGATGAAAAGTTACGAGTTATGAACCAGCTCCTAACCTTTATCGGGATAAATAACAACCCATCAGACAAAAAAGAAAGGTTAGTTGTATCAGAAGCAATTTCTAATAATGGTGTTATATCCGCGAACATTGAAGTAGGCTGGAAGTCCAGAAGAAAATTCGTTGAGCTTATCAATAAATGCTACGGGCTAGAAATCAGCGTGAAACCAGCGGAAACTATCCAGCAGTTTAACCTTGACAAAGTGGCGCTAGACCTTGCAGAAAAGGAGGGGACAATCATTGACCCAGAATAACACGACAGCAACGATTGCAACCTTTTTGAAATCCAGATATAGAAATCCCGTGACGGGACGGCTGGACGGCTTGGCTGTAGATGAAAATGGCGATTTTCTACACTATAACACGATTATAGACCAGACCTATAACGAGTTATTTAAGGACATGGAGCTAGTCAATGGAGTTTCAGACAATTTCAAGAAAGAGTTTTGCAAACACTTTTACAACAGGGAAATTGGTTTGGAGACTTTCGCACGTTTCCAGATTGCCCTTGAGGAAGTTCTAAACAATGAGTGTTTCAATCTATTCAAGTATCTTGCAGAAATCAGGAACAAGGCTATCAAGGACTTAAACCAGTCAATGAACATTGACACGGTAGGCAATCAGAAAGCAGACGGGCAAGCCTTACAAATCGCTAACACTACACCACAGGAGCGCAAAGAAATTGTATTTACTGAGCGCTACGGGGTTATAGAGTACGCTGACAATCTGGTAGAGAACCACCAGAAAAACAACGCTGACACGAAAAGTAACGTCTCAGGGTGGAGCGGTTCAAGCCTTGCCGAACGTTTACAAGCTAACGCAGAATTAAAAGATATTCAATTTCAGATATTTAATATATGTGATAAGCTGTTTTTACAAGTTTTTTAGAAAGGGTATAGATGAAAGATTTATCAAGCGCTAAAATACTAAAATATGATAGTATGTTAGAAGAAATCACGCTTTTCAGCTTTCAGGATTTTGCTTATAGCGATGATGGTTACTATTATATCCAGTCAAACAGCAGACGATTGGGCGACCTTGCTAAGTTGTGGATAAAGCTAAAACCTATCAGCTATCACTATGAAAGCATTGAAAATGAAACTTTCTGGACTATCAGGAAGAGCTACCAGCCGTTACAATCTATTAAGGCGCTTCTATTCATTCGCTTTAAGATTGTGGGCGCTTATTATAGCTTTGAACGATTAACCAGCAAGAGCAAGCTGAAAGGCTTTGCTAGAGTGATTGACGACAATAACTATTTTTCACGCATACCCCTTGTAAACGAGGTGGTTCACTGGGATAACGGGGTTATCGTAACACCTAACTACCAGATGAACGTCACAGGCTTACAAGAAAAACGGGTAGAGATTGACGGTCAGCAACTCCTTGAATATTGGGCAACCTTTAAAATAAATGTAACCAATGATAGAAAAGGGGTCTCTTGCACCGTTATGACAGCAGAAAGAGGACATGAAAACCTATGATAATTATTAACTTGTCCGAGACAACGGACACGCTACAAATCGAAGTCACGGGACACGGAGACGATAAAGACCAATCTTGCGCCCGTGTATCTACGGTTTGCGACTGTATCAACCTATTTTTAAAATCTAACATAGATGATTATGTTAAAAAAGACGGTTATACATTGCTAAGGATTTTTAAAAAACGTACTACGGTACAGACTTTAAAAGCTATCTTGAGTTACATCGTAACACTAGAGCAACTTTATAAAAATTCAATTAAGGTTGTAAATAAAGAAAAAGAGGTATAAACAAATGGCAAAGACAACTAAACTGGTTCGGGGTATTCACTCATGGATTAAATTCCAGAAACATCAAGGTGTAGAAAGCCTATCAATCGAGGGTAAGCAGGCGCTTGCAGACATTTCACAGGATAAGAACGGGGACACAACCCTAATTTTAAACGCTGACAAAGACAAGCTAAATGAAATTACGTCAACAGTTCCATATCTTCCCATTGATACGGTTAAAACAGGTGTAGACCCTGACAAGGGTAAAATAGCGAACATTGAACAAGACCTTGAACTGTTTCCGCTTTCTGGTGGGGGACTGGTAACGGTTACAAAAGAACACGATAGACTAACCATCCATGACGATAAGGTTAAAGAATTTGTAACCAATGCTATTACAGAAGCTCTAAGCAATGCACCAGTTACGATTGCTCATTGGGGTAAAGTTATTAGTCAATTTGAAAAACATACAACAAATATTAGTTTACAAGATGACGATTACTTTAATAATTATGTGTTACTTACTGTTATTTCTCCTAATAACGCTCTAACACAGTTTAGATTTACAAGAGAGGATTTTCTTGATAGCGATAAACCTTATAAGATTGTAAATGATTTTACTATCAGTGTTAAAGCTGAGTTGACAGAAGATAAACACCTAGCATTTACATTTAACACTCATGATATAGTTGGAATTGATAGTTACCAACTTATGATTGAATGGTTTACAAATTATAAAAAAGCCCCTACTGACTCTATTTATCAAACAAAACTTATTAGAGTAATAATTGAACATCAGTCAGAACATTTTGAGGGCTATAAAAACCCTTTATCATATGAACCTAGTCAACCATTAGAATACAAACCAATTACACCATCAGCGCCATCTATCGGAGGGTTTCCAAGAGCGAACACAGAGCCAACACCTCCTATTGAAACAGAGGGAAACGTTCCGCAACCAATAGCAGATGAAGAATCTCATTAAAATAAGAAAGGATTTTAAAACATGAATCCAGAAGAATTTAAAGATGAATTTTTCAGGGCTTACCGTGGGCGCTATTCGTCCTACTGGGTGGAACGTTGGGGGCTTATCCCCTCAATTCCTACCAGCTTTGATAATGCCAATTCAGTCTACGAGCTTTTGGCGTGGCTACAGCGTGCATTTAAGCAATTACTAGATGATTTTGTGGCGCTGGAAAGTGAACTAGAAGATTATAAGAACGCTTTAACCGAACTCCTAGAGCAACTTATCCCCCTCCTTATCCGTCGTTACATGGAGAGCAAGGAAGCGGACGACTGGTTTAACAAAAAAGCGGACATCTACTATAATAAGATTATCAAGCCTTACATTGACGCTGAAATAGCTAAAGTCAATAAGAAAATCGCTGACCTTGAAAAGAAAGTAGATGATGAAGTTAAGCGCCTTGATGGACGCATTGACGCTTTAAACGATAAGCTAGAAAAAGAAATCAAGAAACTTGACGACCGAATCACAAAGGAAGTTGAAACCTTAAACAACCGTATCACGGCAGAAAACAACGCACTCAAGGAGAGAATCGAAGCCCTAGAAAATGCTAACGCAGGCTTGCAAAACGCTTTGCGTAAAATCATTGAAAACCTTGAGGGTTCAGGCGCTTGGACTGGTGGGCTTACTGGTGGATTTAACCAAGGGCGCAATATCGCAACAGGTAACATTAACGTCTTCGGTGGAACACCAGACGGAAACAGCTTTATCCGAACTAACAACGGAAGCACAGAAAACGACCTCGCTGGGGGTATCTAATGGCTTTACAGTTAAAATTTTCAACGTCAACAAATGCCAACGTGGAAAACTTTGGGACAGGTGTACCACCTTGGACGCAAGCATACGCCAACGCTTGGCAGTTCTCAGGAGACACAGACTATGGTTATATGACCAATGGCAATACGACCTATATACAGTACGGGCAAAATGACCCGTCTGTATGGGCGTCAATGCGTTTCTGGGGCGAAAGCGTGGAAATCCTTGAAGAGACAACCAACGCAGACAACTCTATCACAGCTAAAATCAGAGTAAAAGCGCTTTTCTGGTGGAGTAAACGGGTTAGCTCAAACGCTGGGTATCGGGTAGAGTATGACATCAGGGTAAACGGTCAGACTATCTGGACGTTTAGCGGATATACTACCGATGAAGTGATTAAAAATGACGAGAGTTCTCAAGAGTTTACGGTCACTATACCAGCCGAGGGTAGTTCCTCAGCCAGCGCCTTAAATATCAGCGTCAGCTATCCTAACGGGGAATACTCTAACAATTCTTTCTATGTGGGTATGTTTCTTTATAACCCTAACAAAAAGAGTATCAAACCGTGGGCAATCCGTAAGAGCGGAATCTTTAAGACCTTAAACCGCCCATCGGGTCAATTCCAACAGCGCAAAGGCAGTTGGCAAGACGTCAGCGCCCAACCAGCAAACGCAGTCGGGCAAGCAGTCAGCGCACCGCACAGCGTGAGAAAGTCGGGTCAATGGATAGGACAAGGTCAGATAGGACAAGAATAAGGGAGGGTTTCAGCCCTCCTATTTTTAAAAGGAGAATCTATGCAAGAATCAACCAAGATATGGCTTTATGCAAAAAGCCCATTTAAAAATGACTATGCTAACGTGATTAACTTTGAGACAGCGGAAGCTATGGAAGACTTTTTCACAAAGACCAATCCACATATAGAAATTGTGTATGAGTATGACAAGTTTCAATATACCCAAAGAAACGGCTCAATCGTAGTATCTGGACGGGTGGAGAAGTATGAAAATGTGACTTACATGAGGTTTATCAACAACGGCAGAACCTACTATGCCTTTGTCTTTGACGTGCTTTATATCAATGAAGACGCTACACGCATTATTTACGAGGTAGACGTTTGGAACACCTACCAGCACGAACTAAAGGCGTTGAATGTGATTGGGCAAGTGGAACAGCAGACGCTCCCCAATGAACTTTGGGCACTGAAAGACAGTCAGCAAGGCTTTTCAGTCGGGACTAAGTACGCAACGAGAGCTGGAGAAGTCGGGATAGATACGGAGTGGCTTGTAGTAGTCGCAAAACCTACTATAAAAATGACGACCAAGACAAACCGCCCCGTAAATATGAGTTATTCAGGCATGCAAAAGACTTTTAAATACTTTTTTATCCCTGTAAATTTGAAAAGTGGAGCGTCTAAGCCCTTTATTTTCCAAGGCAAAAAGTATGATAGCTTTTACCTTAGAAACCTTTACAAGCACTTGTTTGGCTTGAATCAAGACGGCAGTAGCACCGTCAACCAGATTGTCAACATGTATTTAAGCCGAGATATTGGGGTAAAATACAAAGAGACAGTAGAGGGAGATACGACCTATATAGAAATCTTGTCAAACATCACAGGAAGCGTTGCAAAGATTGGGCGAAAAAATAGCCGTAATTATCGGACATCTGGAAGCAGTTCCAGCGGTGGAAGTGCTAGCACCAACGAAGAGGGCGACACATCAACCGAGGAAAGCCGTGTTAGGTTAGTAACCCGAATCATCAAGAAGCTAGTACCAGACGCAACAGCGGAGGGTATCGCTGGAATTATCGGGAACTTTTCAGCAGAAAGCAACGTCACAGCCAAGAAATACGAGGCGGACTATGCTACAGGGTACGAGTACGAGAAAATGGAATCAGAACCAACAGCGGAGAACCTTATGGGAAGCTGGGGCGCTTTTGCCAGCTTGTACTCTATCAGCTTAAATGAAGCTGGATATAGAGGGAGTGACGGCAAGCACTGGATAGGTATCGGGATAGGACAGTGGACAGGTCCAAGGGCTGAGGATCTTTTGAACTTTGCGCACGCACAAGGTAAGAGCCTATGGGATTTTAACCTACAATTCCAATTTATGAACCAAGAGAGCCGAGCCGATACGTTTAGACGTGTAGCCAGTTCCACAGCAAGCGCCAGCACCAATGCAAGCGACTTTATGAATAACTGGGAAGGCGTAGCCTATAAAGAGGGCGAACGAATCGCACAAGCGGAAGCGTGGCTTTCTACTATTCAAGACGAGTTACAGAAAGGGTAAAATATGGCAGAAGCAACAGAAACGCTAAAAGCACTAAATGAAATCAAGTCACGAATTGGGACAAGCGTAGGTAACGGGCAATGTTACGGGCTAGTGGCGCTATATTCTCAGCTTCTTGGCGGTTGTGACATCGGGGGAGGTATCAACACCCCAAACCCGAACGGCAACGGCAGACAAGCCAGCGGAAGCGACACGCAGAGGGGCATGAGTGCCAGCAACATCGGGGGCGATTATAACTGGGAAGCCTTGGGCTGGAAAGTCCGCTTTGACCCTTCTTTTGCTGATTTACGAGTGGGCTGTATCGTGAACTATATCCCGTCAGGTACTAACATCTGGGGGCATACGGCTGTTATATCAGCAGTCAACGGCTCAAGCTATGACGTGATAGAGCAAAACTACGCTTGGAGCGGTTACACAACCGAGCGAACAGGAATAGATACGGTTGCGAACATTGAAAGCATTATCTACCCTCCCGAAGTGGTAGCAGGTGGAGACGTTGGAGAAATCACAGGCGACACGGGAGACAGACGGCTTGGCAATGGGGACTACTCAAAAACAGCCTTTGACGTTGAAGCCTTGCTGATTGAAGTGGACGGATTTTTTGATTATCGCCCTAACGTCTATGAAATCCCTAACTTATTGAAGATAGCGCATGACCAGATACAAGAGGGCTTACGCTCATACATGGGTAAAGACGACCTAGAAATAGAAGTACAGCTATTAAATAGTGAGTTCACGGAGATAGAGCTGTATGACATATACGGGAACAGCTATGTGTACCAACCGCAGTATTTACCAAGAACGATAGACGAAAATCACAAGTATAAAGTGGTTGTAAGTGGAAGCCTTGGGGATAGTAATCAGGTACATATCAATTTCTTGGAGTATAACAACGCTAACAATGTAAGCTACGCAGATAAGAACATTCTGGAAAATTTGAATAGTGGCGAATGGGCAGAATATAACCCAGAGCATTTCAAGTACGGGCTTAATGACGTTACAGGAAAAAGCGTTGCAATCCTCAACGACCAAGAAGCCAGCTATATTCAAGGGCACAAGAACCAGATGGAACACACGCAGCTAACTTTCAAAGAGAATAGGGAAATGCTTAAACAAAGTATTGACCTATCTAATAAACAAGTCGCTACAGCTAACTCACAAGCCAGCTATAACGCACAGTTTGCCGTTGATAGCGCCAACATCAACCAATGGACAGAGGGCGCTAGCGGTATCTTAAACGTGGCTGGAAATCTCTTAACGGGTAACTTTGGGGGCGCACTTGGTGGGCTTGCGTCTGGTGGTATGAAAGTCTTTAACGCTAACCATGATTATAATGATAAGGTAGTACAGCAAGGTTTCACAAGCGAAAACAACGCTTTGAAATCCCAATCAAACGCACTCGCTAACATGAAATCTAAGATAGCACTAGACCAATCCATCAGAGCATACAACGCTACGATGGCAGACCTACAGAACCAACCTATCAGTGTCCAGCAGATTGGGAACGACTTGAGTTTCCAAAGTGGGAACAGATTGACAGACGTTTATTGGAAAGTCTCCTTGGCTCAAAAAGAAATCATGGGACGGGCGAACGAGTACATCAAATGCTACGGGGTGCTTGTCAACTGGTTTACTAATGACGCTTTAAGTGTTATGAGGTCAAGAAAGCGGTTTAATTATATCAAGATGATTAACGTAAACCTTGGAACACTAAGAGCGAACCAGTCGCACATGAACGCACTACAGGCTATTTTCCAATCAGGCGTGAGAATCTGGAATTATTCAGCGAATAAAGAAGACAAGATTTTGTTTGATATTCAGAAGAATAACCCGAATTTTTAAAAGTATGATATAATAAAATTGAAAGGAGTGGTTTTTATCGAACAAATAGAAAAATGGTACAATCCGCAGAAAATGCTGTCTTATAACCAGTATCTTAATTTTGTTATCGGTGGGCGTGGTATCGGGAAGACTTTCGCACTCAAGAAGCACCTGCTGAAACGGTTCATAGATAAAGGGGAGCAATTCATTTATTTAAGGCGGAACAAATCAGAGCTTGACCGCATAGACAAGGACAAGTTTTTTACTACGGAATTGCTTAAACAAGTCTTTACAAACTTTGAGGTAATAGACAGCGACGCTAGTAAAATTCATACTAAAATTGTTTTCAGAGCGGACAACATGGAAGAAGAGGAAAATATACTTGTTTTGTCTTCCACTAAGATAATACTTAATGGTAAAATCGTTTGCTATCTCAAGAGCCTTTCTACATGGGTAGACTTGAAAGGGTCAGAGTATGATGAGGTTATGAGTATTCTATACGATGAGGTATTGATAGACGTTACCAGTAAAAAGAGGTATCTTGATAACGAGGTGGAAGCCCTCCTAAACTTTATCTTCTCCGTTTTCAGAAGACGGGACGGGTGTCACGCTTACCTGCTATCAAATGCAAGTAATTTCAACAACCCCTATTTTGCCTTTCTGAAATTCTATGACGATAACGGCAAGCGCTTTTACAATATGAAACAGTATGCAACCCTTATAGAGTTCCCTCCTCATTCAGCCTTTCAGACAGAGGAAGAAAAAGAGAGCGGATTCTTTAAATTGCTAAGTAAGTCTAGTATTTATGAAAGCGTTGCTAATAACGAGTTCCAGATTAAGAACGATAAGAACATAGCGAAGATTAAAGGCTTGAAGTCTAGGCTGTATAGCTTCTATTGTGACGGTACTTTCTTAACGGGGTACTATATCGACAATATGGTATATATCGCTAAAGGCTTTGACAAGAATTTGACCGCTTATTGTCTGGAAGTGGAACAGGTGGAAGACGGGTTTGTTTACTTGAACAAGTCCAGCGCACTAGGTAAGACTTTACGGAGTTTGTACCTTAAGAATATGTTTATTTATGAAGATTTAGAAACTAAAAACAAATTTATAGAGGTTATCAATCATGTTATATAATATTATGCTAGAAGTTGCTAAAGGCGACTATATCACAATTCTCTTTGCTTTGATTCTGTTTGACTTTATCACAGGCTTTCTAAAGGCTTGGAAGTGGAAAGTGACCGATAGCTGGACGGGCTTAAAAGGAGTTATCAAACATACCCTTACATTCATTTTTTACTATTTTGTAGCGGTATTTTTAACTTACATTCACGCTATGGCAGTCGGTCAGATTTTGCTTGTTATCATTAACTTATACTATGCACTTTCAATTATGGAAAATCTCGCTGTTATGGGCGTATTTATCCCTAAGTTTATGACGGCTAGAGTGCAAGAAGAGTTACAGAAATATACCTCACAACTAGACGCAGGGAAAGAACTACTAGAAGAATTTAAAGGAGATAAGAAATAATGGTTAAGAAAAACGATTTATTTATAGACGTATCAAGTCATAACGGTTACGATATAACAGGTATCTTGGAGCAGATGGGAACGACTAACACGATTGTTAAAATATCAGAAAGTACGACCTATTTAAACCCTTGCTTGTCTGCTCAAGTGGAGCAGTCAACCCCTATCGGATTCTATCACTTCGCACGCTTTGGCGGAGACGTAGCAGAAGCCGAAAGAGAAGCGCAATTTTTCCTTGACAAAGTACCTATGCAAGTTAAATACCTTGTATTGGACTACGAGGACGACCCAAGCGGAGACGCACAAGCCAACACTAACGCCTGCTTGCGCTTTATGCAGATGATTGCAGACGCTGGATATAAACCAATTTATTATAGTTATAAACCTTTTACGCTGGATAATGTGGACTATCAGCAGATTCTTGCACAGTTCCCTAATTCTCTTTGGATTGCAGGGTATGGCTTAAACGATGGTACAGCTAACTTTGAATACTTTCCAAGCATGGACGGGATAAGATGGTGGCAATACTCAAGCAATCCGTTTGATAAAAATATAGTTCTATTGGACGATGAAGAAGACGACAAGCCAAAGACCGCTGGAACGTGGAAACAAGACAGCAAGGGCTGGTGGTTTAGAAGAAATAATGGCAGTTTTCCATATAATAAATGGGAGAAAATCGGTGAGGTTTGGTACTACTTCGATAGTAAAGGTTATTGCTTAACGAGCGAATGGCTCAAAGACAATGAAAAATGGTACTACCTCAAGGATAACGGCGCAATGGCGACTGGTTGGGTACTAGTCGGGTCAGAGTGGTATTATATGGACGATTCAGGCGCTATGGTTACTGGTTGGGTTAAGTATAAGAATAACTGGTACTATATGACAAATGAACGTGGTAACATGGTTTCTAATGAGTTCATCAAGAGCGGAAAAGGTTGGTATTTCATGAGTGCAAGCGGAGAACTTGCAGACAATCCAAGCTTTACAAAAGAGCCAGACGGACTTATCACGGTTGCATAAAAAGAAAAAGCTAGTAGAGCGTTTCTACTAGCTGTTTTTATATTCTGCTATGATTTTATAAGCGTCCTCGTCTGGGTTATCAAGAGCGATGGAGCAGATGGCAGAAAGAACGCTATTCATCTGATTGTATTTCTGTAAATAGTGATTTTCTAACTGTTTGTAATTGCTGATATGTTTTTCATATCCAGCAAGTGAAAAGGAGTGATGGAGGTTTATGAGTTGCTGGGTCAGCCTTGCTTTATCTAGTCCGTCTGGGTATGCTTTCATCATTTCTGAAAGCGTTTCTAAATAGCTTGTAAATGAATGTATAACCAGTTCATCAAATGTAACCATACCCCGAACGCTAGAAGCGGTTAGGCTTGCAATCTTTTGACCGTGCAACCTTAAACTGTTTTCAAATTGTAAGGCTATTTCTTGCCCCTCTAAGCGTGTTTTGTCTTCCATAGTATCAACCCCCTACATTCTCTAAATAAGCGACAAGGCGCAAGATAGAAGCCGTGTTGCTATCGTTTTCTCGCTTTAACTTCGTAATGATGCTTTGATGTTGCTCAAGCTGTTTTTGTTGCTTGAAAATGGTATAGGTCAGTAGTGACATAATCACTAGAAAAACCAGTATAGCAAGATTGCAAGAAGCGAACCACCAGAACCAGAAACGCCCCTTTTTATTTAATTTGTTATATGAATTTTTCATTTTACTAAAACCCTAGTTTATATAATTCCCTTTCTATTGATAAATAAATAACCTCAAAAGAACCTTTATAAACCTTAGAACCATCACTCAAATATTGAGGATAAACATCAATTAAATTATAATCGTGAATATAAAAATCTTCTATTTCTTCGATTTTATCCTTAAAATACTGTTTTATAAGTTCTAATAAAGAATAAGGGCAATAATCAAAATGATATAATTTAACTATCTTTCTAACCCTTTCAATTTCACTAGGAAAAATCTTTTCTAAACAATCCATACTAATATAGCTCCCTTCCTTGTATAAAACGTTCATAAGCTGATTTTAAGCAATAATGACTATATTTTGAAAATTTAAGGTCTTTGATATTCTCAAATATTATCAACTCTTTTTTATTTTTGCTTTCAAACAAATTTTCAGAATATTCTGAAAAACCTTTAATAAGATAGTATTTTCTTTCTGCTTCCAGCCTTTCATCTGAAAATGTTTTTAAGCATTGAATCTTGAGATGCGTTACCCCCTCAAGAATAATCTGAAATTTAGCTATCATTCTATAAACCCTCTTTACTTAAATACTCATATTTTCCGTCTTTAAAGACTAAAAGTTTAGTTGGATTTAGCTTAAACCCTAAATCACATTTAAGCCTTGCCCTTATTGTATTATAGTCTCTAGCTGATGATTTTGCAAATGATAGCTTAATAACTCTAACATAAGCCTTATAAGGTTCGTCCCTATAAACGTAATAGAATTTGAAAAAATATGTTTCCATACTCTACCCTTTCTTTAATCATTGATATAAGCAACAAGAGCGTAAGCGTCAAGCCAATTATCAATAGAACCGCTACGAGCCAATAAATGATAGATATGTTCTGGTGTTTTACCTTTATTTAATTCAAAAAATTGTTTTAAAACGTTTGGTGTAACACTTGCCAAGGCTAACAAAACTCTTGGCGATTGGCTATCAAGTGGATAATCTTTAACAATACCCATTGCAAACTCTTGAACCTCTTTTAATTGTGTCATATATTTCATTTTTCTTACCTCTTTATCTTT